TGACCCGAAGTGCAGGGATCTGATCAACGCACTGCGTGGCGGGTATCGGTACAAGGTCAAGACCAACGGCGAGGTCGATGACAAGCCGGAAAAGAACAAGTATTCGCACATCGCGGATGCTTTTCAGTACGCGTGTCTTCACGCAGACGGCAACATAACCGGCGACATCGTCACCGGAAAAGCCCGGGAAGTGCAGAAAGTTAAGTTCCTTTGGGTGTAAAATCCTTGACAAGTCAATGGGTTACGTTGTACAAATGAGAAAACAGGGCCATCTCTGGATATGCCAGCGCTAAACATCACAAACGCTACGGCTCCCGGCAGCACTACAGTCGGCGGTCTCGTGCCAATTAAAACGGTGAAGCAGCTCCAGGAAGAGGAGCGCCGCGCCGCGATTACTGCGAACAGCGAAACCGCTATTCAGCAGTTGGCTTCGTATATCCGTCAGAAATGGACTTACGCCCGTTTTGCCAAGGAACAGACTGTCGAGCAGAAGATGCTGAAGTCCGTACGCGCCCGCAGAGGTGAGTACGACCCCGACAAGTTGGCCCAGCTTCAAGAGCAGGGCAGTTCCACGATCTACATGTTCCTGACTTCCAACAAATGCCGCGCTGCAACAAGCTGGTTGCGCGATGTGCTGTTGACGGGTTCAGACGACAAACCCTGGTCGCTTCGCCCCAACCCCGTGCCCGACATGGAGCCGGATCTCCTGCAGACCCTGATGATGAGGGCACAGCAGCAGCTTCAGCAGATGCTGATGAACGGGATGAACCCGACGGATGAAGAGGTCAAGCAGATGCTGCTCGACCTGAAAGACCAGGCGATGCGCCAGTTGCGCGAGATTGCGGAAGAGACCGCACAGCGCATGGAAAAGAAGATGCACTCCCAGTTGCTGGAAGGCACCTGGACGACCGCGTTCGCTCAGTTTCTCGATGACCTGGTCACATTCCCCTCTGCCGTTCTCAAAGGCCCGGTGGTGCGCAACCGTCCGGTGCTCAAGTGGGTTCCGGTAGGCAAGGGCGGCGAATACGACCTCGATGTCCAGAACCAGCTTGTCCTCGAGTGGGAACGAGTTGACCCGTTCAATCTGTACCCCGCCCCGGATGCGTCGTCGGTTGACGACGGCTATCTGATCGAGCGCCACAAGCTCTCGAGGGCTGACCTGAACGCCATGATTGGTGTGGACGGTTACAGCGATGGCGCGATCCGCCAGGTGCTCGAGGAGTACGGCAAGGGTGGTCTGCGCGACTGGATCTACATCGACATCACCAAGGCCAACGCCGAAGGCAAATCCACGGTTGCAGCGGGTCAAAACCCCTCTGAGCTCATCGATGCCCTGCAGTTCTGGGGTTCGGTGCAAGGCCAACTGCTGATCGACTGGGGCATGTCTGAGGAAGAAGTTCCCGATCCCCTGGCCGAGTATGCGATCGAAGCCTGGCTCATTGGTCGCTGGATCATCAAGGCGGTTGTGAATCCCGATCCGCTCGGGCGCAAGCCGTACTTCAAGGCCTCCTACGAAGAGATCCCGGGCGCGTTCTGGGGTAACTCCGTAGCAGACCTTTGCCGCGACACCCAAGATATGTGCAACGCGACCGCCCGTGCGCTCGTGAACAACATGTCCCTGGCCTCCGGCCCACAGGTCGTCTACAACATCGACCGCCTGCCCCAAGGTGAGAACATCACCCAACTCTTCCCCTGGAAGGTCTGGCAGGTCACGTCCGATCCCCTGAGCGGCTCGCAGCCGCCGATGCAGTTCTTCCAGCCCAACTCCATGGCCAACGAGCTCCTCGTGGTCTATGAGAAGTTCTCGATCCTGGCAGACGAATACACGGGGATTCCTCGGTACATGACCGGTGGCTCTCCCACCGGGGGTGCAGGCCGCACGGCTTCCGGCATGTCGATGCTGATGACCAACGCAGGCAAGTCGATCAAGCAGGTGATCGCCAATATCGATGAGAACGTCATCAAGCCCTGCATCGATCGGTTGTACTTCTACAACATGCGTTACAGCGATGACCCGGATCTGAAGGGCGACATCCGCGTGCAAGCCCGTGGAGCAGCCAGCCTGCTCGAGAAGGAAGCCGCGCAACAGCGTCGCAACGAGTTCCTAACGGTTGCCCTGAACAGCCCCGCCGCACAGCAGGTGGTCGGTATGGAAGGTATCGCTGAGCTCCTGCGCCAAGCCGCCAAGACCCTGGACATGAACGTGGACGCGATCGTCCCGCCCAAGGAAGTCATCCAGCAGCGCCAGATCGAGCAGCAGCAACAGATGATGCAAATGCAGATGCAGGCCGCGCAGCAGAACGGTCAGGCTCAAGCAGGCGGCACACCTCCCGGCCCACCGGGCGGAGCCGAGTTGATGGACGGAGCCCCGGTTGTTAATAGGTTCAGTCCAACCCCTTGAAAACGTTAGTGTATTTGTGGTATATATACACCCGTAACCTTAACGAAGGAGCCAGACATGGCTGACGTATTTAGCAAGTTGAAGCGTGCGGGCAAGGAAATGGCCCAGGAATCCGCTAAGACTGACGGCATGAGCAAAGGTGGTCAGACCGGTATGGGTTCTGCGCCTGGCACGTTCAACGATCTCAAGCGTGGTGGCGGCGAGTATCGCCAGGAATCCGCTAAGACCGATGGGCTTTGCAAGTGAGAATTGATGAGCGCGTAGCACGTTGTTTCGCGCATCTACGGGCACCGGAATTCATCGCCCTCACAGACTACTTCAGAGCCGCAAGGCAGGAGTGTCTGGAGAAGATGGCCCGAGTGAACGAAACGGAATTGATTTACCGGCTACAAGGTGAGGCCGGAGCGTACGAAGAGCTACTCGAGTACGTGGAAGGTGCGGAAGCACTGCTCACCAAATTGAAACGCTGAAGGCAGACCGTTAAGTCGGAGCCGGACGCACCCCAGACAAACGCAGTAGCAGACCGTAAGCGTGCAGCGCAGACCGTTGAGGCGGAGCGCGAGACGTAGTCGGAGCTAACGGAGATAGAGATGGCACTACCTAAAGCTGTTCAACAGCAGGTTGAAGAAGCAGACCGCCTGATGGCGGAATTCAACGGAGACAAGACCGGAGAGCAACCCCCTTCGGAGACTGATCCCCCTGGCGAGAATCAAGACCCGCCTAATCTGCAGAGCGACCCGCCGAGTGAGCCGCAGCCAATCTCGACAGAGACGAAACCGACGCCGGAACCCGTACCTGACAGCAAGTGGGAAGCCAAGTACCACACGCTCAAGGGTATGTACGACGCAGAAGTACCCAGGCTACACGCCCAGGTTCGCGAGCTAACCACGCAAGTGCAGACGCTCATCGCGGATGTGGAGAGAGCCAAGGTGCAGAGCGTTCAGGAACCGACGAAAGTCGAATCCCTGATCACTGAACAAGACAAAGAAGCATTCGGCCCTGACCTGATCAACCTGATCGAGCGTGCCACCGAGTCCAAGGTTGCGACCTTGAAAACCCGGGAAGCAGAGCTCGTGAACGAGATCAAGCAGTTGAAGAGTCAGCTAGGCAACGTGTCCGAACGCCAGGTGGTATCCGACAAGGATCGCTTCCTGAACGGTTTGGACTCACAGGTTCCCGATTGGGAAGTCCTGAACGTAGACCAGGGGTTTCTGACCTGGCTGCAAGAGGTAGATCCGGTGTACGGACTCCCGCGCCAAGCGGCCTTGACCAACGCTTATGAAGCCCTGGATTCCAGTCGTGTTGCCACGATTTTCAAGGCCTACAAAGCGCTGATCGAGCCCAAGCAGCCTCAGCAACAGCAAAGGAATCAGCAAGAGCTTCAGCGTCAAGTTGCACCGACCCGATCGCGTTCAACGACGCCACCGGCTGACGCGCAGAACACGAAGATCTACTCACAGCAGGAGATCACTCAGTTCTACGACGAATGGCGACGTGGATTCATTGACAACGACGATGCGGTTCGCATTGAGAAAGAAATTCACGCTGCTGTTGCTGAAGGACGCGTTCGATAGAAACAAATCCCGGTGATGGTGGCGGTTGTTAAACCCGTCTTTTTGAGGAAAGAAACATGTCTACCATCACCCCGGGCGCTACCTACCCGATCAACTCCGGCGGCTTCAACGCCCCCAACGGTCAGACCGCCTACAGCGGTACTGCCTACTCCGGCACGTTCATCCCCACCCTCTGGTCTGGCAAGCTGGCCCAGAAGTTCTACGCCGCGACCGTGTTTGGCGAAATCGCTAACACCGACTGGCAGGGCGACATCTCCGGTATCGGTGACTCGGTGATCATCAATACGATCCCGACCATCACGATCAACAACTACCAGGTTGGTCAGAACCTCGCCTACGAGATCCCCGCTCCCTCCACGATCACTCTGACGATCAACAAGGGCAAGTACTTTGGAGTGAACGTGAACAACGTTCTCGAGCTCCAGGCCAAGCCCAAGCTGATGGATGTGTTCACCAACGACGCAGCCATGCAGATGAAGATCCAGATCGATCAGGACGTTCTCGCTGGTACGTTCAACCAGGGTGCTGCCACCAACCAGGGTTCCGCCGCTGGCAAGATCTCCGGTGGTTACAACCTCGGCACCGACACGGCTCCCGTGACGCTGGCTGCTAACAACATTCTTCAGAGCATCACCGCTCTGTCGAGCGTGCTGGACGAAGCCAACGTGCCCGAGACCGATCGCTTCCTGGTGATCACCCCCACCGAGCGCCAGATCCTCATGCAGTCCAACCTGGCTCAGGCTCAGTTCATGGGCGATGCCTCCAGCATCCTGCGTAACGGCAAGATCGGCATGATCGACCGCTTCACGGTCTATGTGTCGAACCTGCTGCCCCGCGCTGCTGTGGACAAGAACTGGGACGGTACCGCTTCGGCTGGCAAGGCCAAGCGTCACGCGATCATGGCTGGCCACAAGTCCGCCATCACCTTCGCATCCCAGATCGCCAAGGTCGAGAGCCTCCAGAACCCCAACGACTTCGGTACGCTGGTTCGTGGCCTCAACGTCTACGGCTACAAGGTTGTCCAGGCTGACGGTCTGGCCCTCCTGGTTGCTGCTGGCTGATCATAGGGGAGGGTTAACTCCCTCCCCACTTTTTGAGAGGAAATGATTATGTCCGCTGCTCAACTCGTCGCCCTGGGTGTTCCCGCCGTTTTGGCTGAGTACCTGGCTGCTCAGTACGCTGCTCTCGAAGCCCGCGTCACTGCGCTCGAACCCTAAGTAG